GATCGTATTCACGCTTGGTCATCCGAGAAGAGAACCAATTTAGATAATGCCGCCGATGACCAATCACGCCTTCTATTGAGTCAAAATTGACTCGATGTTTCTCACCTAGGATGCTATCATTAAAAGCATAGACTTCATAGGGGATGTTGACTAGCCGACAATATTCAACCAAGACCAACACTTGAAAGAGGACGTTCTTCATGACCCGAGACATCGATCCAGAGCTGTCCACGATCAAGATCATTCCATGATTTTTGTCATGAGGAAGCTGAATGCTGGAAAGAAAGATGTCGTCCGAATACTTATAGTGAACCAGTTTGTTGGGATTTAACTCACCGACACGTGACTCTTTGGCTCGAGCATATCCATGAGCAGCTTTCTTCGCTTCAAATTCGGCCGCCATGATCGAAGCATTGTCATGAATCATCTTCTTCTTTTTCTTTGCATTCGATGAGACGAGGAATTCTTTGAGTCTGTTGATCTTGTTGGAATTGCTCATTCGAGCTTCTGAGATCTCTTTCCAAGAGATGATCAACTTCTCTTCGATCTCTTTGAAAGTCAAGATCCTAGAGATTGAAGTTGTACTTCTGAAGTACCGGCTGCGCGGAGAATATTGACTTCCGGCATTTTCTTCGTCATCTTGGATCTTTTCTTTCAGAGCATCGTATTGCTCAATCCACTGAACAGAAGCAGAGTTGGTGACTCCTTCCATTTTGTCCAAGATCTCTCGGACGATGTTCTCGATGTTTTCATTGGTTGAGTCATCAGATCCTGAGATTTCTTCTTGCTTGGTTGCAGACGCCGATTCTCCTTGTGACTGTGCACCTCCAGATCTGGTTTCTTCTGCCTGCTCACTTGTCTGATTCTGATTCAGATTCTCGGCATCCAATCTTTGCTCGTGCTGAGATTGGTCATCATCGTCATCGATTTCTTGAGTTTCTCCAGTCTGTTCTGAAGAACCAAGATCTTTTTGTTGGTCTTCTTGAGACTTCTGCAAGTTTTTCAGAAGTTCATTCTTCAAAGAGAAGCGATCGATGTATTCCCTACAAAGTGCCGTCACATCTTCGAAAGACTCGGCATGATCGGCGCGATCAAAAAAGTCTTGTTCTTCTTCAGAAAAGATGACATCAATGGAATCGCGGATCTTGGCTTTCAGATTGATCCGATCAAGAAAAGAAAGCTTGGTGACATCGAAGTTGTTGGATTTGATTCCAAAGAAGTCGAACTCTTCGTTGAGTCTCTTGTAGCCACGAGCAAACATCGGGATGATGCCCACGAAATCTTTCTTGATCTTGTTCTCGATCCGAACGTCTTCCAAGACCATGAAGACATGCTGACCGAATTCTTCGACTTCTTTCTGAAAGTCTCTTGGACTGTAGAGAGCATGGGAGACTTCATGGGCGCTGAAGATCGACATGATGTCACGATCCAGTCCGATGAAGCGAATGGGAAACGTGATGCGACGATTCTGGACGTCGCAGAATGCGGTCGGGACGTCTGCGAACCGAACATCTATGTTCTCTCGAGACATCAAGCGAGTCATCGCAGAGGCAAGTTCGACATCGAATTCTTTCATGGTAACAAATTCTCTTTTATTCAAAATTATCGACTATAAAGTTCGATCTGAGATTGAACATAGGGATGGGGTTTACCAGTTCTAGCAATAATTTCTTGTTGTTGCCGAAAAGCTTGGTCAAATAAAAAATCTATTTCGGATTGAGCCGCTAGGATAGCTTCTTCCCGGGAAGAATATGTATTTCCCCGAGCATATTGATTTCCGGGGATAATACCATTTTTAGTATGGCGATCAAATCTTTCCACAGATTTTTCAACAACCTGACTGCGGATGGTCTTGGTACCATCTTTGATAAGAATCAAAGGTTTGTATTCCCCGAGGCTTTTTCGGGCTGAAGCGACGGCCTTTAGAGAGGGAGTAGACATTCTAGGAGAAGGATCTCTGGGGGTTTCCGATTTGACGGAAGCATCATACCAGGATCCGGAGGGGAAGTAAACCTCTTTTTCGTAACAGATCGTCACAGTTCTAGTTTGACTTCTGTAACCAGAACCAAAGTTGGTTCCCTAGATACTTCTTGGAAAACCAGATCTGCTATTTTCCCAAAGATTTTTGATACCAAACTTTGCCAATAGGCTGACCGTCTTTATTGTGCCGAGTCCGGCTAGCGAATGTAAATTGATCCTGATAAAACCATTTGTCGGCCCACCGCATCATTTCCCGACAAATCCAACCGATATCCTGGCGATTCTTGCATGCCATCTCGTCCAGGACAATTTTTCCCTTTAATAGTCTAGCATGCCATCGGGGTCCTATCCGGGTTAAAAAGGAATGTAAACCCCTCCTATAATAAAATTTTTAAATCCTTACTACTAGGAAACTCAATAATGACTTAACTAGAAAGACTTTCGGCAATAATTGAGAAATTCTTGACCTTAGATACGTAAAGGGTTTTACAGAATTCAATCCCAGATTTTACTGCATCAGAATGGGTAATTACGAATATCGTGTTTTTCGAAGCTTCTGTTTCATTTACCAGGATTTCAGTCAATTTTTCAACTCCTGCCTGGTCCAAAACAGACGAAAACACCTCGTCGAGGAATAAAAGATTACAAGAAGTAGAATTCTTTAGTCGAGCAATTTGTCTCCAAGTAAAAAGAATTGCCAGATTCAGTCTCGCCTTTTCTCCTTCTGAGAATGCATCATATGAGAAATTGTCCCTATGTCTAGATTTTACGACCTCATTGAAATTTTCATCCAGATTAAATGAGACAAAGAAATCCATTGCTGCAAGATACTTGTTGATGAGGGTATTAATGATCGGAAGATATTTTCGAATCATGACTCCCTTCATTCCGGTATCTTTTAGCATTTCCTGACAAGAAATTAAATAAGTCTGATTCTCTTGTTCATATGTCTTCTCTTCTTCTAGTTCAATAAGCCGAGAATAAAGACTTTCTTCAGATTCCGTCATGCTCAGTGGAGATTCTTCCAACTTCTTAAGACTTCTTTCTAGATCCGCATTTTCAGATTCATACGAAGAAATAATAAAGATATTCTCCTGAAGCTGAGAATTCAATATGTCACATTCTTTATTGAATTGCTTAATATCTTTTTGTTCTTTGTCTAGAATGGACTTCAATTCATCGACCACAGAAATCGTGTCTTGAATTTCTTTGAGCCGATTCTGTTCAGTTTCTTTTCCGGATTGTTTTGTCTTTTCATCAATCGTCTGGCAACACGTCGGACAAAGATCTGTATTCTCAAAAAAGTCCAGACGCTTCTTGATGTCAGAAGAAGCAATCTTGACGTGAGTCTTCTTTGATTCATATTCCTTATGCCTTTTAGTATATTCTGCTTCTTTTTTAGACAAATCATCCGAAAGCTGCTTGAACTCTCGATTTATCTCCAAGACTTTCTGAGCAGATTCTTTCATTCGATTCTTATTCTGATTAAGCTTTTCCAGAATCTCTTCTCGTCTTTTAGAGGCTTCATTGTTCAGGATGTTTTGGTATTCCTTGTATTGCTTTAGCTTTTCCTTTTGAAGAGTAATTGAAGAACCAAGATCCCTCAGTTGATTCCGATTGTCATCGAGGCGAGTCTTCAAGACCTGGCGCATCTTGGAGAAGATGGAAATGTTCAACAGGTCTTCGACGACTTCTCGTCTCGATCCAGCAGGAAGTTGCATGAAAGGAACGAAAGACGTCGATGACAAGATGATCGTTTGATAGAATGTCCTGTAATTAAGATTTAGGATCTCATTTTCCAGATAAGTCTGATAATCCCTAGAAGACGAATCCTGATTGATTAGAACTCCATCTTTATAGATCTCAAAGATGTTAGGTTTCATCCCACGCCGAATTGTGTATTCAGAAGTTCCCTTCTGAAATTCGACGATGATCTCGAGTTCTTTCTTGTTGATCGTATTGATCAGTTGAACTTTGTTTCCTCGCTCGGATTTGTTAAAAAGACCGAATGCAAGAGCGGCGGAAATTGACGACTTACCTAAACCATTCCCGCCAGTAATAGAAACAATACCTTGTGCATTAAGATCTATTTCGGTAAAACCATTTCCATATGACAAGAAATTACGAAACTTGAGTTTCTTGAAAATAATCATGGTTTGTTTCAGTTCACTTCTAGCAATTCTGCTTCACGGAAAATGGAATTCATAATCGTCTTGAGTCGACTCCGATCCAGAGAAGTCTCGTTAACGTTGTCGATGTATTCGCTCATGAAAGATAATATATCCTCTGACGCAGTCTGGACGTCTTGTTCGTTCAGCAATTCTACAGACGAATTCTCAAAGTTTCCATATATCGTAGCATCCGTAATTGCAATATCCAGACACTCACTTTGTTCCAGTTGTTCTACGAATCGATCGAATTCATAGGCATTTTTCTTTTCTTCTATGATAATCTTAATAAACTTGTTCTTATAGTCTTCTTTTCCAGTGAACTTCGTGTGTGCATTATACTTGATCTTCTTATAGATCTCGATGGGATTCTTGACAGCAGTGAGTTTGTGTGTCTTGAGATCCAGAACATGAAAATACTTCGGATCATCGCAGTCTCCCCAAGTAAACTGCATCTGGGATCCGAGGTAGTAGATATTGTCCCTATGAGACTTTGTGTGATAGTGTCCAGTCAGGACCATCTTGAATTTGCTGAAGATGGATGATTCCATTCCAGCATGAGCCGGAATTCCTTTGTAGACATCGAAGTTCGCGAGTTCCAGATGAGACAACACGACGTCTGCCTTGGACTTCTCAATCGCCTCGAATGACTCTTGTTTGTTTTCAGAATTGATCCAGGGGAGCCAGAGGACTCGAGTCTCGGGCGTATACTGAATCTCAGTCGGATTCATCAGGATCGAGACATTTTCGGTGAAATACCCCAGAAGTTCCTTGAGTGAACAGATCTGACTAGTATTGTTATAGAAAAGATCATGATTTCCAGGAATGACCGTCAGGTGTAATCCTTTTTCTACAACTGGCTCAAGAAAAATCTTCCTGACAGTATTCTGGGATTTAAAATTAATGACTTTCCTATTGTCATAGAAGTCACCAAGAATCCAGATATTTTTAATTTTATGCTTTTCTAAATAGGGAAAGAGGATCTCTGAATAGAATCGTTTTTGATATTCGATAAAGATGTCGGAATTGTTCCTGACCCCAAAGTGTACATCATTAATTATTGCAACTTTCATGCTTCACGATTAAATTAAAATTAAATTAAAATTAAATTAAAATTAAATTAAAATTAAATTAAATTCAGTCTGAATAGAAGTGGGTCTGGTCGCAAATTGCATTTTCGACGAATGACGAAGAAGCTTGTTCCCCATTATTCTGGGGATCTACAAAAATAAAGTCATCGATATTATAGTTCATTGTTGCAAACCGTTGTTTGATTTCTGTCTGACGATTCTCTTTTTTGATTCGCCTGACAAACGAATAATACACTATCTTGGAGAAATAATAGAAGGCATTGGGATTGGAAGTTCGAGTGAACGTGTCAATATTATAATTCGTGACGTATCTCAGGCAATTCTCGATTCCATCTGCGATCATGTCTTCTTTCCATGTGTATCGATTGAATTGATTGAGTCTTGAAACTCCCTCAGAGATCTTCATGAAACACTCACCGATATAATTCGAAACTGGAGGTCGTGGTTTTCCGGCTTCTGCAGCTTCTTTGCATTTCAGAGTATATTCATGAATCGCCTGTGAAAACTTCTGATTGTCTACATAGTATGAGGTTATTTGGGTTACAGGTCTATAAACCTCCTCTTCTTCCGATTGATCGACTATTGCATTCATGATGTTGGTATAGTCAGTGCGTAAACTTATTCATTTCGCGAAAGGTGTTCATATAGTACATCTGTTCATTCTCCGACAAGTCTTCTTTTTGTGCTTCCAGATCTTCTGTCAGAAGTTGCATCTTGGTTTCATGAGATTCATCTCGGGTTTCTTCGTGATTGCGTTCATCTTCAAGAGCTTCTTCGAAGATCTTCTTGGCGATCCTGGCGTAGAATCGCTTGTATGATTCTGTCGGATTTGCCATAGAGACAATATGAAACTTGAAGACGGGAACGATGAACTGAGGATCGCTGTTCTGAAACCAAGGAATCAACATAGTCTCAGTATAGAAACCTTCTCCAGATTCATCATCCTGGATTGCATACATGATTTTACACGGAATGAATACACTGAGCTTGTGTTCAGATTCCTCGACGACAGTCGCGATGATCTCTTCACCATTGGTCATCTTGATGAACTTCACATCATCAAGATCAATCTCGATCTCTTCGATGGAGTCTTCTTCTTGATCATCTATTTCTTTTTCTGATTCATCAGTCATGATTTGTTTGTTCCGGTTTGTTTGGATCAAAGTCGACGTCTATCATCTTGTATTTGAATTTCTCATGAACATAGAATTCGATACGTTTCAGAGCATGATTCAGAGTGTAGTTCTTTCTGGACTTCCAGGAGATATCATCTACTATATCATACAATCGAGCTTTCTGCTTTGTCTCTGAGACACGAAGAGCTCGTCCGATCGATTGAATGACCCGAATAGAACTCTTCGTACTGGAGGCAAAGATTAGGTTTTCCAGATTGACGATGTTCACTCCGGTGCTGAGGACCTGAGAACTCCCAACCACGATTGCATTCTTTTCTTTTTCGACGATCTCTCTCATTCTTTCTCGGTCTTCTACCGGAGACGCTCCAGAGATAAAGAATAGTTTTCGATCTGGTTGATTATAACATAAGTCTCTAAGTTTTTGAAATATCTTTTTTCCGTGTCTCTCTACATACTGAAACAGAATCAGGGAATTTCCTTTTAGACCTAAAGCCAATTCGCAGATATATGTATTCCGTTCGTCGAAAGAAAGGATGAAGTCGACTTCTTTCTGATATTCTGGCTTACTCTTGGCAAAAGCTTGGCGCATCTCTGCTGGATACTTCAGCACATGACATT